TAATCGTTTCCCCATGAGGCTATAACTCCGTACTCCCGGAATTCGGCGTCTAGCTCTCTAAATGATAATAAATTGAATCGTCCTTCGGCTTTCAAAATCTTCTCTCTCCATGTGTCAAATTCCTGTCGTCCATAAAAATACAATGCTCTTAAAACACTATTAATATTGTCCTCGCATGCTCCTAACTCGTCGTTACACTGTCTGATCCAATTGATTGTCTCTAAACATGCTGATTTCTCCATTAATGGTACATAAAAACCGTGCATTTTGCCAATTGCATTCTTCAAAAATGATGTTTCCGTTATCTTCTTGAATGCTACCTGTTCCGTTCCTTTGATTGCTGCTCCGTAATAAATCTTATATGGCCTTAAAAAGTCTCCTACTGTTTTGGCGTTATAAAACTCAATATAGTCTAGTGGTACTGATACTACATTATCATCTCCATATATTTTTGTTCGTATATATCTTCGATAATAATACAGTGAATTCATTCCCTCTGGCATAAGTTTCATGAACGCTATTCTCAAATAACATTCTCCTACTATTGTATTGATCACTACTGTAAGTGGTGATCCTGATTGAACTCCTCCTCGCGTACAATAAATAAATCTTTTAAATATATGTAATGCTTGCGAGTCTGAAACCAATATAGCTTTTCTCAGTAAAGAGTGATCATCTTTGTAATAATCATTCACTATATCGGCAACTCCCTGAACTAACTCTGGATTTACTGTTCCGTCAAATTTAGAATAATCTCCGTCAAATCCGTATTCCGATGTCTCCATAAGATAATTTACCATTGTGTGCCATTCGCGTGATCCTTTGTTGATCCCTACTCCTGAAAAGCACTCATTATGTAAACTATACCAATGTGCTACAAAAGATAGAAAATATTTTCGTACTATAAGTACTAAAGCTAATGGTGCTGCCGAAAATAATCTCGTCTTTTTCTCCTCTAAAACTGTCTTTATCGGTCTACGTTCATCCTTCAAATAATCTAGATATGGTAAATCCACTATCTCTCCTCTCTTGAAATGGTATTCGATGTTCTCAACCATCTCTCTCAATTCCTCCTTCATTTGATATTTTCCTTCTGAAAAATCAAATAGTTGTTTCTTCGTCTTACCTAACAAAACATAGGGGTATCCTGGCGATGTACTCATATTTAAGCCATCAAAATAATCTTTTCCTGGTATTCCATTTATCGTTTCGTCCCAAGTTAAAATTTTCTTTCCTGCTGTGGTTTTCTTTGAGTTTATCTCCTCTGCTATGCTTGTTAGTGCGAGTTTGACATCTTCTGGGTCAAATCTCTCGCTTCCAACATATTTGTTAATTCCGTTCCTATAAATATCAACTCCTTCTAATCGTCTGTCATGCTGATTAAGTATTGCTGGTATGGTTATGTGCTTAAATACTTGATCGTGTATTACTGATGGTATTATCGTCGTCTTTGATGGTATAAAAAGTGGTTTCGTTACTGTTCCATAAACATATGGGTTTATGTCTGCTTCCTTAATAATTTCGGGCGTCACTATCGTCTGGATAATGCCGCTATTCTTCTCTACTCTGGTTACTACCTCTCGATTAGCCAATGCTGCTTCTATAATCTGTCTTGTGACTATTAAAGCGTATGACTTATCTCTACATCCTGCTGAATGTATTCCTATTATCTTGCCTTCTAACTCGTTGTCATTAGAAAACACTGGTAATCCACAAAATCCTCGTTGTGATTGAAATTGGTACATAAAAGTATTATGCTGAACTATCTCCTTGACTTCGTCTCCTACATGTGCGTCATATTCAATAGTAAGAAAATCTTTCTCTACTCGTGTCATAATGGTTTGCGTATTTCGCTGATTGTCAAATAAAAATAATTTTATATGACGATTATTCAGAATATCTGTTCCTTCGCTAAACATGTGTGTAATGTCTTTACGTCTTCTACATCTTTCTGAAAATCGGTATAAGATTATATCTCTATCTTCTCCATTATAATCCAAATAAATAATATTTTCCTTTCTAAAGATTTCTGTCTCTACTACTCCTTCTCGTCCTGGTTCATAAATATTTATCAATGTGCCATCCTCAATCAATTCTTCTTTTCCTTCTTGTGCATAAAAGAAATGAAGATTGGTTAAAACAATATTTCCTTTTACAAAAATACCATTGTTAACCATTCCGTCGGGTAATTGCATTTTAACAATGTTTTTAATGCAAGCTTCGTAAACTTGCTCTCCTGCGTGTGGTGTAACCTTAACTGATTTTACTTTGGTGGTGTTCGTCTCTCCTGAATGTGCTGTCTTTCTCATCATCTGTAACAATACTTTAACTGCCAAATAGAATAATCCAAATGAAGCTGCTACTAAAGCTGTGTTCTTAAGCAACTTTAATAAACTGCTATTACATGGATTCCAATTCCAAATACGTTGGCCTAATGGTGTCCATAAGGCTGTATCTGTTAAAGATCCTGAAGCTGCTAATAAAATCATACTAGAAATATGTCCTACTCCTCCTGAATGTGGTTGTATAACATCAAAAACAGCTAAATTTGCTACTTGTGTTTTCGTCTGCAATTCAACTCCTAATTTGATGTCCTTCTTCAATATCTCCTTTTCCTTCTGAATTTGTTCCTTAACTGCCTCTTCTTGCATTCTTGGTATCTCCTGTGCAAATCGTGCATAGTAATTCCTCTCTAATCTAACGTCCTTAATCAACTCCAATTCATCTTCCTTTCCTACTGTGTATTTAACTTTAAGAAAATCTTCATTTATTGTCGTGAATTTTTCTGTATAAGATCTGTATGTTAGTCCTATTGCTGCTATTGCTTGTTTTAAAGTTAAATCCTCTAATTTAGCAAATCGTCCTCCTGTAGAATACAAAATCTTAAATCTCATTTGTTCTGGATTTAATTCCGTATTCTCCATAAAAAGATGAATGTGTCGTCTCCTGTTAATTGCTTCGTTATCGGCTAATGTTCTAGCATTAATATCAACTGCGTTTGATAGTAATACAACAAATTTAGGATCTATTGTTAATCCTTTATTCGCTCTATTAGAATCTAAAGTTGCTATTGGTGGTAAAAACTCTGCTTGTGAAACTAATGCTATAATCTCGGCTAAATCTTTCTCTTCTCTATCCTGATTAAAATCGTCATAAAGTATTCCTTCTACTCCTTCTTGAATGCCATCCCAGTAATCGCTACGTGGGTTTCTTACATAGAACTTTGATTTAATCTCGATTGGTTTTAAATCGGGATACAAAGCGCTTAATAAAATTGGCCAAACTGTAGATTTTCCACAGCCTGATCGTCCTGATAATCTAATAGTAAATGGTTCCTTCGTCCTTCCCGTTGCCGGTACGTCCGAATTCACCATTTGTCCTATATATCTCATAAGTCCAATCCAATTTGCATCCATTGTAATCTTCTCCTCTCGAATAAATACATATGCTAATCTAATCTTCTCTTTTGCTACTGCTCTCTTCTCTGCTAACTGATTTACGCCGACTTCCCTACCTAATGTTGTTTGAAACGCTAGGGCGTGTGCGTAAGCTATGTGAATGGGGTTTTCTGCATCTTGCATACACTTGTGTATATACATTTTGCTATCGAATGGTATAATTAAAGAAGTAATAAAATCTGGTAATAAACTAATGAATTTTCTAAATAAATATCCTAAATTCTTTGCTGATGAAACTACTGTGTTAAATGAAACTAAAAATGATTTAATAATATATTGAAATCCTGGTATTTCGAATACATTGATAGCTCTGAACAATTGTTCAAAACCATCACATATTCCTGAATGTGCTGTAATACCAGTATAAGCTGAAATAACTGTGCTAAAAATCATGCCAATAATTCCAAAGAATGCTGGTCCTTTGCGTACCCCGTTCGGTGGATACACATAATCCCAAAAATCTTTGAAACTAATGGTTAACTCTAATAATGTTAATGGTGAAATGTCGTCTCCGAACATTTTTGCTATGTTGATTGCTAATAAAAAACTTGCTGGTCTCTCCTTAAAATAACTAATTAATTCATTAAATATATATACTATTTCTGATAAAAAATTGCAAA